AATGTCAAGCGGTATGGCTGTCTGAGTCGACCTGTGTGTGGGCCCGAGTGTGGGGTGTGCTGTTTTCTACTGCTAGTTGACTAGTCAGTGCAGCGGGGCGCGGTGTGCGTGTGGGTTTGTGAGTAGTAGTGACTTTGTGTCAGCTTACTCTGTGAGTGTGGTAGTGTGTTCTCGAGGGCAGGTTGGCGTATCAGGCCGGTGGGTTGGGCTTCCTCGTTGCACCCCAGAAGCCAAAGTGCGGCGTCGGTTTTGCTGGTCCTTTCTTTGCTGAGGACGCAGCTGGTTGGGAGACGTTCGTGAGTGGCACCTTGCTCCACTTCTTGAACACATCGCGTGCCTGGGTGAGGCATTCGCTCGGCTCCCAACACGCCTGCGGTGAGTGTTCTGGAGGGATGCACCTCATCCCGTTCTCCCCTTTGTGGAGGAGTCCATCATACTCAATGTCTTGCGTGCGCTCCAGGTACTTCAACTCGCCACGACTCGGTTCAGTCAGGTCAGGTCGTTTTCCGAGTTCGGCCAAGAGCTCCGTAGCCATGAGAGATGCCATGCACGTGGCTGACACCCTATCATCGCTCTGGTACTCATGGGCCTTGGATCCTGACAGTTGCTTGCCAGAACCAAAGAAGCACAAGGTGACATGCGGCGAAGTGTCCCTTGCAGTCCCAATCGGCACACCAGGGCATTCGAGATAGACGCATACAGCGCGCCCATTGATGCCAATCCGGTAAGCACCAAATTGCCTCCTCAACATTGCTTTCCAATTGTCAGTGGCTTGGAACTTGACAGAGTTATCGAAGTACTTGTGCCATGCAGCGATGTGTGCACCACGCTTGGACTGCTCCACGGCAGTCTTAATCTTGGTCCACACGTCACGATTGGGCTGCCCCTGCCTAGTCTTGCTATTGCAGATCGCAACCATCATCGAGCTACACTTGTCATGGAAGTCCACCAACCTCTTACACAAGTGGTTTTGCTGCGCAATGACACCGACAGTCTCGCCTTTCTCCCACTTGTAGCTGACCTCCTGTGAGACATTACGCGCGCATTCCGCAAGCACAATGTCGTCATCAGTGACATTAGCCATGTTTTGCGCGCGTGTGCCGAGGGTGAGCCCTGGTGGGGTTTCAGCGGGCGCTACTTTCCCCTGACGAGTCACGCATTCAGAAATGCTTGGCAGAGGTGTAGGCACTGACGGCACATCACTACCCGTGGCCTTCACTTCCTGCACCTCTGTCACCACAATTGGTGTCTCAGGGGCAAGATCGTCTGGCCTTGGGGCACACGTTGGTACATCAATGTCTCCAATCCAGTCAGTGAGGCTCACTGCTGGTGGGATTTGATACCTCGGGTCGTCCCCTGTGTAGAACACACTTGGATTTGTGAACGTGTCAAGATCCACTGTGGGTACAGAGATCTGAATGATGTCCAAGTTGTCCTCATCCACGTTCAGGTATTTCGCCACAATCTCCCTCAGCGCGGACGGACACCCATCTGTGTCCGGGGCAGCATGGCTCAGTCTCACCAGTAGGTCATCCAAACAGCCAGAGTATTGGCGGTCCTGCAGTGTCTTCCTCTGCACACCGTCCCTCTTTACGTTTGAAAATACCTTCACCATGTCGGTCCCACTGGCGATTGATGTGAGCTCCCTAGCCCAAAACTCCGCAACACTGAAGTACAGCGCGCTTATGTAGGGGGTGCCCTTGGCCCCCCCCTCAAGATACGCCACGAGACTCGTGAGAATTGCTGCGGCACATTCTGCGTACGTAGCCTCGTCGATGTCGAACTCCTTGTCAGCCCCATATGCTGTCGTGAAGCTCGCTGGTGGGTTGAACTGCACCGGTAGTCTCGCATGTGCACGCGCTGGATCAATGATGCAGTAGCAACCAAAGATGTCAACGTCATCACATGCAGCATAGTACCGTGAGCAGAAGTTGATGATCGTCTCCGACTTGAGACTGATTGTCAATTTCATACCGCACCTCCTGCCACAGTGAATGTGATACTCCTCCTCCTCTAACTTCTTAAACACACCACGTAAGTTCGAGAAGCATCGGATGCAGTCGTCACCTTCACCGTTAAACCCGATACGCATTGGTGGGGCAGTGTCACCCGCTATGCGCGGGTCATCACTGTGCGTATCGGTCGAGAATGTCTGCCCGCTCAGAAGTGCGTTTGTGACACTAGAGGCAAGGCTCGGGTCTACCCCTGGTAGACTCTCGATGGTGAAACAGAAGCTGACCAACAATGCAAGGAAGTTACACACAGATGTAAGTCTTTCACCTGACTTTCTACACTGGGTGATTTTCCCGTAGATGCACTTGTTGTTGAACTTGAACTCACGCTGGATCTTGTCACTGCACGTTACAGCACTCAAGTGAACATTAGATGTCACCTGTGCGAACTGTGCCACTAGACCAGCTTCAAGCTCTTGGAACAGCCTGTTCACGGACGAATCGAAATTGCTGAAGTCAGTGGACATGAACCACTTGAATTTCTTCAGCAAGCTACCCATTCGTTGCTTCACTCCGTCCTCATCGAGCCCCTTCTTCATCATACTCCCAAAGCGTCTGGTGATGACTTTTTCAAGCATGCTCATGACATAGGCACCACGAAAGAATTCAACCAGGTTTGGTAAGCTCAGCACTGGCCTAGCATTCTTGCTTGGGTCAGACACTTCCTGAGACTTCACCTGGAGTTTCCAAACGTGTTGAGTCCCGTCCGCCAGATCGATCTGCGCCAAACACCTCATGATTTCCTCCTCTGAGTATTTCTTGGGGTATGATGGCATGTCGATCGGGTTCAACTTGTACTCATCCATGATACTCTCTATCAGTCTCTGATAGATTTCCTGGATTCTGTCCTTGTCGATCCCCTCTGGCATAGGGAGCCTGTCAGCAGCATTGATGCGTGTGAGTGCACTCAGCGAGCTGAAGTGGTCTGTCTGATGACAAACACCTGTAGCTCCTGGTCTTTGTGGTGCCCTCTGGATCGCCGTCGCACGATCGGGTAGTTGCTGCTGATAGCCAATTACCCTGCGAAGATCGATCTCCATCTTCGTTTCCGCATCATACACCTTGTTCTTTGCCTTGCCGATTGGTCCTGAAGCTGCATAGACCACCTGCAATGGCATGGGTGGGCCCTCAATCATCTCAGAGAATGCAGATTCCACACAATTCTCTTTAATGCAGTAGCCCTTGTTGATGGTAGCGAGGGCAGCCAACCAAGCATACTTTGTGTCGTAGGCGAAATACGGCGCACGTCTCCTGGCTCTCGTGAGCGGGTCAACTTGCATGAATGCTCTTCCAGCAATCACCTCAAGTGACCTTGAGCTCGCCTGATCCAGGCCTGTGGTGACGTTGTGCTTGAAATCTCCCCTGACAGCCTGTGCGGCTCGGTGGACTGTTTGGAACTCTTCCTTGTTCACCATGAATTTCACAGTTGTAGTGGCTTGAGTCCCATGGATAAACGCTCCAACCCTTGTGGGGATGTCGCGTCTCGCATGCGTCGGCACCGTGATCTTGAGCTCATCCTTCTCAAGTTCCTTGTCAAATGTCATCATTGTTTCCAAGAGACACACGTTATGCTCCTCACGCAATCCTGCAGTAAGCTTCACAAAGGCGCTGTCTTTCACGACAGGGGCAATGAGAGCTTGTGCATGGTATGCTAGGCTGTTTCTTCCCACAGTCCATTGAGAGTATTTCGCGTTCGACGAAGTTGTCCAGTGCGGGCGCTGAGTGCTGAGTGCCATGGTTAGGCAGGCAGCACGGTTTTCGGGTCCGTAACTCCCGAGAGTTTGAGC